CATGACAGGTAACGTGTGGCCTAAAGAGGTAACAAAGTTTAGGATAAGTGCGTATGGATTTGATGATTATAACTCCTCTGATGTTATTGTAAAGACTGGAGATAAAAAATATTTTGGAGTCTCTCTGAAGAAGAAACCCAAGTCAAACTCAGCAGATCCTACTCTTATTAATAAAGCATTCACTAGTCTTATCAATGGTAATGGTCCTAACAATGTCTTTAAGAAAGCACGAGAAGAATTAGATGAGAGAAGGACAGGATACTTTGCTGCAAGGGTAAGGGATGCAATAGAAGAAGGTATTCTTAACCTTGAGGATGAGGATGGTAAGGATCTATCTCAGAATATGAGTGACCAAGAATTGTTTAGAGGTAATACTCGTAAGACTCTCTTTGCTCACAGAGATAAATCACAGCAGTTTAAGTATCCTTATATTGATGCTAAGGGTAATCATGTAGAGGGTTATAGTACAGAACCTACCTCATGTAAACTACCTGACATGAAGACCTTTGTTAATGATGACCTAAAGAGAAAGGATAATAAGTTATGGGGTAAGTTCAGGGAGATTGTCCTTGGATTTGGAGAAGACTTTGCTAACCAGTTAATTAATTTGGTACTAAAGGTTAAGTTACAGGATGATCTCTCTGCTAACAAGAGTCTAGCTAAGTATAGGTTTGGGTTTGGTCTGATAACTGGTGTTGGTACAGTTGCTAAGATACCAAAGAAACCTGAGTATAAACTTACTCTTGGTGCAGGTAAATTCATTGATCAACACACTATACTATGTGGTCTGAGGAAACTTGCTAATGGTAGAAAGAAATATGAGATAGAAGTAGACCATGATGCTACTGACAAAGCAGATGCTGCTAAGATATTCTTTAAAATATCAAAGGCAAATGTCCCTATCCTAGTCTTAGAGTTGAGATACAAGGGTAAATTTACACCACAACCTCAGTTCTTTGCTAACATTACACCTCAATTCAAGGAGATTATGGTATCCAAGTGCCTGGTGCCAGATTAATAAGTGTCCACTCGGTCACCCAGAGACCCACCACTCTGTTATAATAAATGTATGGAAGGACGATGACGTGCTGGCACCGATGGGTATCCTTCCAAAACACACAACACACTAACGAGGAGATGGATGTGCCTCTGGGATCGCAACCCAATAAAGAACTAACATCCGCTAGCTATGGCAAAAAACACACACTTAGAGCACCTAGAAGACGACATTTTTAACAGTGGTCCTGCGGGTGTCACCAACTCAATTAATTTCCTGAAGTCACTGAGAGATATGCTGACTGAGGGGGATGGTCAGACTGCCATGAAGGTAACTACCAAATGGGATGGTGCACCTGCTATAGTGTGTGGTAGGAATCCACAGGACGGTAGGTTCTTCGTTGGTACTAAGTCAGTATTTAATAAGCAGAATCCGAAGGTAGTATACAGTGAAGCAGATGCAGACAGACTCTATCCTGGTCAGACTGTGGGGTCAATCCTTAAAGATTGCTTACAAAGACTATCCACTCTACCTATACAAGGGGTTTTACAAGGTGATTTGTTATATCAGAAGACACCCTCAGTGATAATGCTAGAGGGTCAACGTAATTATAGTTTCAGACCTAATACTATTACCTATACTATTCCTGTTGACAGTGAGTTAGGTGAGAGAGTAGGTAAGAGTAAGTTGGGTATAGTATTTCATACAGAGTATAGTGGTAAGACTATGCAAGACCTAGCAGCAGGATTTGGTGCTAACGTTAGTGGACTACAAGGTAAACCAGACGTTGCAGTATTCTCCTCAGAGTTTACTAATGTAGGTGGTGCTGCTAACTTATCAATGGTGGAGAAGGCAAACGTAAACAGGACTATACTTGCTGCTGAAAGAAATTTCAGATCAGGAAGCACATTCATTAAGGGTGTCCAAGATGTAGGTAAAGGACCGTTTACATTACCAGCATTGTTTAAGGTATACTTTAACCAAGTAGTAAGAGAAGGTAGGGTACCTGGTGCTGATATAATGTCAAAACAATTCTGTTGTTTTATCTCCGAGAAGTTTAACAAGGAGATGGCAAAGAAGAAGACTTTAAAATCTAAAGCAGAGTGGATGAAACGACGTAATGAAGCTGTAAAATACCTAAATACTAACAGGTCATCTATGAATTCAGCACTCAGTGGGTTTAAAAACCTGATGGATGCTAAGGTCATGATTATAAATAAATTGACTAAGATTAAAAGTGTTGGTACATTTCTAGAAGAAGAAGGTGGTCTAAGGGCTACTAACCCAGAAGGATTTGTTGCCATTAAAGATGGAGCAGCACTCAAACTTGTCGATAGACTGGAATTTTCCAGAGCAAACTTTACAGCCGCTAAGGACTGGGGTTAATGAGATTTTTAGAATTCTTAAAAGAGGCAACTAAAGCTAAGGGCAAGACTGCTGCTGAAAAGAAAGCAGAAGCACAGGAGGCAGACAATCATGTGGCGATTACTTTCGGTAGGTTTAATCCTCCTCACGCTGGGCATGGTAAGCTCCTCGATGCTGTTAAGGCACATGGTGGAGACTCAGGTAATTATAGAATCTATCCAAGCAGGTCACAGGACCATAAGAAAAACCCCCTAGGTGCTGACCAAAAGGTTGGACACATGAGGAAGTTATTTCCTAGTCATAAGGATGCTATCCAAAACAATGAAGCACATAGGAATGTCTTTGACATACTACGTGATCTAAATGATGAGGGTAAAGAGCATGTAACTATGGTAGTAGGGGATGATCGTGTCAAAGAATTCGAGAAGATCACTAACAAATACAATGGAGTGCACTATGATTTTAAGACTATTAATATCAAGTCTGCTGGTGCTAGAGATCCAAAGTCTGAGGATCCAGTCGAGAAGTTAAGTGCTAGTGGTCAGAGGAAGCATGCTTCTGGTGACGACCATGATAGTTTTCATGCTGGTATGCCTAAAGGTACCAGTAAGAAGTATAGTAAGACCCTAATGTCTGATGTAAAGGCAGGTATGGTACCTCCTAAGAAGGACAGTAAGAAGAAGACTACCAAAAAAGAATCCGTATGGGACTATGCACCTAAGCTAGACTACGATTCATTCAGAGATTTCTATATGCTCAATCAGATCTTTAAGGTCGGAGCAATAGTAGAGCATGACGACACAGGATTGCGTGGTCATGTAGTCCACCGTGGAACCAACTATATTATTATGAAAGACGATAAAAACATTGAGTTACGTGCTTGGTTACAGCATGTGACAGAGGTAACTGAGTTGTCTCCAGAGCAGGAGTTAGCACAAGATACCAGTAAGGACCAGTCTAACTACTCTGCTGATGATGGCAGTGGTAATACGTGGAAGGCAGGTACCGATACCTATAGAATAGCACTTCAAGATATGACACCTGGTCAAGGGGTCAAGAAGTTTTCTGACTTCAATGCAGAAATCAGAAATAATAAATAATCACGTATAAGGAAAACCTTTCTTTTCTGGACAAAGAAAAATGAATTTAGAAATGCTAGTATCATCTGCTCTTATGGAGTATTCCCAAGTGGAGCAGCAGAGAATCCTTTTAGCGTTGGAAGAAGGAGCAACCCCTCCTACCCCACGTGTTAAAAGAGGTCTTGAAAAGGTCATGGAAGTCATGAATGCATGGGAGCCTATCGTAGAAGGATATGCTGGATTCCCTGTTGAAAGAGACCACATTGACAAGAAGAAGCGTGAGCACGACAAAGATAGAAACATCGGACGTGTTGTACGTGACTTCGTTATCACTGGTAAGAAAGCTGACGGACGTTACATTGTCGTCGGTAAGAAAGGAGAGAAGACTGCTAAAGCACCAGAAGATATGGGCTTGACAGCAGTTAAAGAAGGTGTTGACATTGAGATACTCCATCAACATATGCTTGCCGAAGCTAAGAAAGCTAAGAAGGTCAAGCGATGGTGGGATGATGATGGCGATGGCAAAGGTTATGAGAAGGGTGAAGTTAAAAAGACCGCCAAGGAAGACACCGACCTTATAAATAAACTACGTGACTCTGGCGTATTTACCGAAGAGGAGCTAGCAAAGATTGCGGAGACTGATAATGAGTAATCCAAATGGTAAGTCTCCACAGGATAGCTATCTCAAAACAAAGAAGAAGGGTAACGTCACGGTCAACCCAAAGAAGGAGGATCTAATGTCCGAACTATTTTCAAAGAATTTAAAGAATGCACTTGCAGAGATAAAGCAGCAAGCAAAGCAGTCAATCAAAGAAGCACCTGCAACAGGTAATGGTACTTCAGCAACTACTACTGATGGTACTAAAGATACTAAGAAGTCTAAGAAAGACCCTAATGCTGGTGATGTAAAGCCACCAACATCTGAAACATGTGAAGAGATTGATGACACTCAAGCAAAGAAAGAGATCGCAGAACGAATGCGTCAACGTTTAGTTGCTTTGACTCAGGAGCATGACAAGAAATACATGATTGATATAGCTGACCCTAAGTAAGCTTATACATAGTTGTACCTTATATTTGGTACCATGATTAACTTTTTAATGCCTATTGCCATTAGTATTATTAACAAGGCAGTAGATAGGATCCCAGAGGATCTCGATTCAGTCATAAAGGATTTTGTTATTAAGTTGCTAAAGAAAGCAGCAGCCAAGACAGAAAATAAAGTTGACGATGAACTCGTTGCTGCTGTCGCTAAGGCACTGCTTGAATCTTAGTGCTTATAAATAAATTATAGGAAAATTAATTCTCAGAGGAGAAACAAATGGCAGTCTTTGGTACAATAGACGCTGCTACGTTTGGCAATGATGTTGCTGTCACTAATGGTGACGCTACTGTTACCAAGAATGCAGCTGATAGTGTTAACGTAGGAGATATTCTAGTATTGAATAGCGTTAACTATCTCGTAAGAGAAGTAACCAGCACAACCGCAATCGAATTACACAAAGCATACGCAGGTAGTACTAATGGTACACTAGCAGGTGCTGTCAGACGTACTGCACCAAAGGCAGTTGCTGAGTATGTTGTAAAGGGTGGTGACAGTGTAAGTTACGACCTAGTATTTGTTGATACTACAGAGCAATCAATCGCATCAAACAAGACACGTGGAATCACTGGTCCTGGTTGGTGGCAGTATCGCACATACCAGTCACACAATGGTGACACTAAGCATAAGGCAGAATACATAGCACCTGCAAAGGCAGCTGCTGGATCTTCTGGAGACTTCACTGATGATACAGTGGTAGCAGATGTATTAGAAGTCATCACAGTTGGTACACAACCTGCAAACTCTACTTCTTCTAGTGGAGCTGGAACATTCGTTGCTGCTGCAACAGTGGATCAGTCAGGTACTATCACATACAAGTGGCAACGTCAAACAGCAAGTGCTACTACTCGTTGGGTAGACATCACTGCTTCACTTGATACAGGTGTCACATATGCAGACTTCACTACAGCAACACTTGCTTACAGTAGTCTTGGCGATGATTCACTAGATGGATACAAGTATCGTTGCGTGTTTAACACAAGCAAGGGTGCAGCAACCAAGAGAACAAACGGAGCTGCCACAATTACATTCGGTAGTTAATTAAATTATAATTTGTAATGCATTTTGAATCACTTAATGAAAAAAACTATTTGATGTTCGCTATTAAACACTACAATAACCCTCAGTCGGTTACTGTAGATGACTTCATGGAGGATATGAAGAAGTTTAAGTACCTTAAGAGACTGCTCAAGAGGTACTTAAAGACTGGCATCCTCCGAGTCAATTTGATATTGAATCATTTGATAATTCTTTTTAATGTGTTTAATGATGCGACCATACCTTTACTAATGTATAAGTTAGAGAAAGAGTATTGGTCTCTTATTAAAACCTTTCTCATCTACTTGAATAGATACCCTGAAAACCCAGCGTTTCTAAGAGATGTAGATATAGACGAAGACGTAGAGTCTCTCCTTAAAGATATATGATTAATGAAGATGCCCCAACAATGAGTGCTGGTAACGGTGGATTCTCTGGATCTGCTGCTGCCACTGGTCCTGTTGCGGGTTTCGATCCACTGCTAGGTAGTGGTAAGGTGAAGAAGCGTAAGTATAAAAGGAAAGAAGTAAAGGAGGATGCCTCCGACAGGTATGGTAAGTCAAACTACCTGCCTTTTTTAATATCTTATGATGGTGCAGAAGCATATGTATTATATGGTAAGTCACCAGCAGAGATTAAGATACAACTAAGAAAAATTTACAGACCAGAGAATCATAGTAAGATAAAAGTCAAGAGATTATATCCTAATGAAGTCATTCAGTGGTACTGGAAGAAGAGACAACAGGCACTAACAGACCAATGAGTGAGACAACTAACACAGCAATACTGGAGAGACTAGAGAAGATAGTTACTAGTCTCCAAGACAATTCAGTCAAGATGGGGCAGTTACTTGCTGTACATAATGAGAAATTAGACAAACAGGATCAGATAGATGGGATACTCTTTGAAAAATTGGAGAGTCTTCATAAAGACCTCAATAGAGAGACAGAACTTATTAAAGCAGGTTGCGAGAGGGACATCAGAAAGGTTGATGAACGCCTACGCACAATGGAAAAGAAAATGTGGTCTATTTTTGGTGCTCTTTCTATTATATCTTTCCTCGTTAGCATACCAGGCCAATCTATATTAAGAAACTTGACAAGACCAGAACAACCTGCTACACTAAGTCCATCACAATATGATACTGCATGGACTACGTTGAGGACAAGTACATCCGTTTCCTCAATACCAGACTAGACAAGTTTAAAAACGTAAAGACAGGACTATACAACTTCCGTTGTCCCTACTGTGGTGATTCACAAAAACATCGCAACAAGGCTCGGGGGTATTTTTTTCTGAAGAAGTCTGAGTATATTTTCAAATGCCACAACTGTGGCATGGGAAGGTCTCTTGGTAACTTCTTAAAAGATCACGCACCTGATCTATATGACCAGTTTATTCTGGAAAAATATAGGTCAGGTGCTACTGGTAAGGGGAGGTATACTCCTAATTTCAAACCTAAATCTGCTAAGCCTAACTTTGTTAGCAAGGCTATAGATTTGGAATCCATCGCTGATCTAAATAGAAAACATGCAGCAAGAGAATACTTAGAGTCACGACAAATCCCACAGGAAAAGTTATCCTCTTTGTACTATACTGAAAGGTTTAAAACTTGGATTAATTCTAAGAAACCTGGTACTTTTCAAAGTC